AAGATAGTAAGCAAATAAAATAAAACATATGGAAACATCCCCACCTCAAGTAAAACCTCAATGGCCAAAGACACTAATCGCACTCGTTGGCCCGAGTGGCTCAGGCAAGTCTACGTCCTTCCGCAACGTCGATCCCGCGCGCACCGTTATCTTCGACGCCGAGCGAAAGGGTATGCCGTTTCGTGTGCGCGACGAGAAGCTCGTTGTGCCGATCGACAGCTATGATAAGCTCACGGTCGAACTTAACAAAGTCAAGAAAGACACGACGAAAGATCTCGTCGTCATCGACTCAATCACCGCGGCGATTGATCAGCTTCAAGTTAAGTGTGAACAAATCTACAAAGGCTTCGACATCTGGAAGAACTACAACGACGGCATCCAGACTTTGTGCACTAACCTCAAGTCTCTCGATAAGACTGTCATCATCACCGGCCTAGAGGAGATCGTTCCCATTCAAGGTCTCGACGGCAGCATGACCACTCGGCGCCGCTTGTATGTCCAAGGTAAAGAGTGGGCAAACAAAGGCATCGAGTCTGAGTGTCTCGCTGTGTGGTCTGTCTATGCGAAGAAAGAAAAGGGATCTGACACGATCCAATACTTCTTCGCCACACAGACCGATGGCGTCACGACCGCGAAGACTCCGATCTTCTGGGGCTTGCCTAATCCCATGGAGAATTGTGTTGTGAAGGCTCTTAACAAAATTGCAAGCGAACTCTCTAAACCCTAATACTATGAACGAAAATATTCCAGCCAAGGATAAAGAATATCCCCTACAAGAAGCCGAGATGCGTTTGACTCTTAAAGTCAAGCAGCATTCTGATGGCAGCGTTAGCGGATATGTCTATAACTTTGAAGTCAATAACTACGAAGGTCTTATTCCTAACGTAACTGAAATGTTGCGAGAGTATGACTTTCAGTATGCTTCGGATAAGATGCTCGAAGTAACGATTGATAGTATCCTAAAAAACAGAGCCTAACAAATTGGCCCACAGAAAGCTTCCTCCCATTTGTCAGTGTCGGTGATTAAATAAACTAAACAAAACAAAAAATGAAAAAAGGTACTGAAGTCAAGATCGGATTCATCCCCGCGAACGTCTATAAGGTTCTCGTCCACAAGACCGAGACTCGCCAGAGCGCGAAGGGTTTCAAGATGGTTGTCTGTGAGTGCGAGATCATTGCGCCCGAGACTGCCGTGGCCGCTGGCGTGACCTATAAGACGCTCGGCTCGAAGGGCAACATGTACATCATGCTGGAGAACAAGAACGGAGTTGACTCCGCGCTTGAACTTCTGGCTTCGTCTCTCCAGACCATTGGTCTGTATGACGGATTGCCCGACGACTATACCGATGTGGACGTGGCTGACGCTCTTGCTTCTCTGCAAGGTCAGGCTTTCAACATGCTCGTTCAGTCGCAGCCTGAGTATGTCACCGACGACCCGTCGAACTCACGCGATCTCAAGTTTGCCAAGCGCGACGAGAACGGCGAGGCTATCGTCAAGCGCTACAACACCCAGTTTGACTTCTCTCAAGTCAAGGGCGCTGCGTCGCCGCTGGCTAACAACTTCTAAGTCTCCGCGATAGAGTGGTTGCTATCACAGAGACACGCGCCTCTTAGGAAGATTGCGAGACTTTCTAAGAGGTTTCTTTCCTCAAGACATATCCCCATCGCACCGCTGGCAGACCGGAAATAGTCTGCCTTTTCTTTTCTCTTTAATTAACCCTCCAATGATAGCCCTCGTTCTGCATGGACCCTCGCGCTTCGATAAAGAAAATAACGGAATACTTCTTGGCCCTGCTGGTGATTTCGTTCGTTCTGTTCTTGCTGCTCACGCCATTGATCTTGATTCTTCCGAGCAAGTCTTCGTCACCTTCGCCGACGACTTCTTCCGCGGCGCAAACAAACCAAGTGGAATCAAGAAGATCATATTTGCGGGATCTAAAAGCTTGGATTATTTACCAGCAGCTAAAGGAAAAACCCTAGATGCTTTCCGTGGCGTCGTCTATACTTCAACAAACAAGACACAATATATCGTAACCTATTGGCCTCAAGATTGTGTGGACGCTTGGGCCGTCGAAGACTCTCTCGAAGGCGAGGGTGAAGGCGAAGATATCCTCGACAAAGACGACGGCAAGAGCACCTCGCCCACAAAGCGCAGTAACTATAGCTTTTGGTTTGCACAAGACATCAAGAAACTACTAACATATGACTCCGAAAAAGTTCAACCTGAACCCGAAGTTTGCGTCTGTCAGCGCGCAGAAGAAGCAACAAGAGTCTTCAACCACGACGGACCAATCTTTTTCGACATCGAGACTCACCCCAAGACCAACACCCTCACCTGCCTCGCTATTGCCTGCGGGGATAGTCCTGTTTATTCTATCCCTGTTTACGATTGGGGCGGCAATCTTAATGTCGGCGTTATTTTCTTTGCGCGATTAGTCAGAGAGATGAAGCGTCGACGGGTCGTCATACACAACGCCCTCTTCGATCTCTGCTTCCTCGCCGCCTTCTACAAGATCCCATTCGGCACAGATATCTATGACACCATGGTCGCTGGCCATCGCATTTTTCCAGAGGCTGAGAAGTCTCTCGCGCATCAAGCCACAATCTACTCAAACCGGCCATTCCACAAAGATGAAGCAGGGAACTTTGATCCTCGCAATCGAGCACAATTTGAGCAACTCCGCGCTTACAACGTTAAAGACGTTATTGTCCTCAGAGAGATTTACCTCGGTCAAATTGACCTCATCCGAGACGACCGCGGACTTCAAGATTCAGTCGATCAAGCTAGTAAATCCCTCGCAGACTATGCATTCATGTCACTGCACGGAATGCACTTCGATCCCGTCAAGCGGCAATACATCGTCCGACGATGTGAAGAAAGATACAAACAGCTCTCAAGGATCTTAAAAATTCTCGTCGGCTTCGATCTCAATCCCGGCAGCCCGGATCAAGTAGTGAATTATCTTCACACTCAGATGCGCTACAAAGCCGAGAAGACAACAGACAAAGGCGCGCCGTCGGTTGCTGGGGATGCATTGTATAAGATCAAACTCAAGCATCCAAAGAACGTCGCCATCGACGTAATCTTCGAGATGCGTCGTATGGTTAAGCTGAAAGGTATGTTAGGATTTCAACAGTGGATTTGGGAATATTAAGTTTATGCAAAATACAAAAATGAAAGACTCTTCAATCGCCGCATCCTTTATGCGCGCTGGGATATACGACCCAAGTAAGTTTGGTCACGTCGTCTCGATGCCCAAGCTCAATGGGCTACGATGCATGTACATTCCCGGTCAGGGATTCTTTTCGAGAGATGGCAAGAGGTGGAATGATGCCGTCCTTGCGCACATCATTCCGCCTACGACAGACTACATACTCGACGGCGAGTTATATTGTCACGGGATGAGTCTGCAGAAGATCAACGCCGCTGTTGGGGTTAATCGGATCGAAGCGGGCGAAGATGCTAAATGGATTATATTCTTCGCATTTGATCTAGTCGAACCAAAGTTCAATGCTTTGACGCGCATGTTGCTCCTAGATAAAATTTATAACGACAATCTTGGAAAGACTGCAGCCACGGGTGTAGTCGGCTGGGAGATCTGCAAGACGCGCATAGAACTCGACAAGTGTTACGAAAGTTATATTTCCAGAAACTACGAAGGCCAAATGCTCAAGAGCGTCTTCGGATCGTATATGCCACAGGGCGAGAAGGAACGCTCGACCATGAATCTTCAGAAGCGCAAGGCGTTTCTCGACGCTGAGTTTTGGTGCATTGGTCGCGTGGTCTCTGACGAAGGCAAGTGCAAAGGCAAGCTGGGCGCCCTTGTTTTCGTTACGCCAAAGGGCGTGAGATTCGAAGTCGGGACGGGCTTTACGGATGAAGAAAGGGAAGAATACATCCAACCTAACTATGACTTCCGAAAGAAAGCAACGATCAAATATCTCAACCTCACCGACGATGGCCGCCCGTTCAACGCCTCGTTCGTTGGATGGCGCGACGATGTTTAAGACTATGCCCCAACCACACATCCATTGTCTGACCTCTCTTAAGGTCGCCGGGACTGGCTCCTTCCGCCTTGCAAGCGGCCAGTTCCTCGGAACCTACGGAGCAAACCTGCAGAATCCCGACAAAGAAGCTCTTGATATCTACATAGCTCCTCCGAACCACACATTCGTGCAGTGCGACCAAAGCGGTGCCGAGGCGTTGATCGTTGCCAACCTCACGCGACCGGGCAAATACAGAGAACTCTTCAACGTCGGGATCAAACCCCATACCTTCATCGCGCTTCATATCTTCTGTGAGCAGATGCAAGACATATGGCCGCTCGCGGGGAAAAGTCCTTCTTATTGGAAATCT